TTTCAAAATAAGTTGGGAAGCGTGTTAGATCTACGGGCGGGGTAGATGGCTCTACACTTCGAGAGGGTAAGGGGGTGAAGTCGGTTTCATCGTGGGGGAACGGGGTAGTGTCCAATGTGTCATCAAATTGAAATACTCCAGGGAGACCTGAGGTATCAGGAGTTAGACCTTGGGATGAGAGGTGATTATAAATATCCTCACATATAAGGTAAACTTCAGGATGTACTCCACAATTAGCAAAGGCTATTCCTATAGCGCGAGCCATAAGGACAGGGAGTGATTGGGAACGTTCGGGATGATAGAGCATGGCTAGGAGGTCGTCTCGGGAGCGGTAAGGGATGCCGCCTCGATTACGATATCGTAGGACCTCTAGATGTTCTAGAGTGTCAGAGAGCTCAGACTTTTTATCATTTACTTTTGCACCAAAGTAGTAATTCGCATAATGAGCGAATAGACGTAGGAAGGTTGGATAATAAAACCGGGGGATGTTGTGAGGCATTCCACCAATTGAATCATCGCCTTGGACTTTTAGAATAATAGTTTCTGGGTCGTAGCCCATTCGGGATAAGACAGTCAGTAACATGACCATGTTGTAGCATGAATCTAAAAGTTGGGTCTGTAGGTAACCGGAAAATATTCCGGAGTGTTGAAATTCAATTAAGTCACCAGAGGGTAACAGAAGAGGAGTCTTCTTTACAGCATTACACATCCAATTCCAAAGATTTTGGAGTCGTTCAGGCTCGGGTTGGGATTCTGGGTAATATTGAGTAGGATAATATCCTTCTTCAAAAGTGAACCAATTACGCCAGGTAGCGTGAATGTCGTCGAGGACAGTGTGTCTTGCGCGCTGATCAAATTGTGACCAGTCGAAGGTGAAGTAAGTTGAAAGATCAGGGTGCTTAGATGCGAACCAAGTTCGGAGTCGGTTCCATCCACCAGTGATGGTTTCGTATCCCCATAACATGGGAGATTCGGAATCACGGTTTAGCAATGATATCTGAATAGGCCAAATGAAGGCCATTTCAGCTTGTAGTAGCAGAGTGGGAGCGCCAAAAACTAATCTTACTTTATCGGGTTCATCTTGTTCAACTAAATGTAATCTAGCGAAAGCAGTATTCCAATATTTTAAATCGTTATCGTAGTTGTCGGTGTTAAGACCGTCTTTGATGCGATGGTATAAGAATCTGTTATTAATGAAAAACTCGTTGTATAAGTTATGTTTTGACATTCGGGTATCGGCAATTAAGCCAGAGGTATGCTTTACTTTAACATGTTCGACCCATCGGGTTGAAGTGTTATAGGGAGCGCCAACGTTAGTTGAGAGTCTCCAGGGATATAACCTGAGATCGGCGTAGTGCACGGGTTTAAGCTTAGTTTTAGGAGCAAAGTGTTTGTTCATAACGGCTAAAGCTTGGTAGTAGTGCTTGTCTTTTGGGACGTGATGTTCGGGGACATCTATGCGCGAAAGGTTTACATCAAAAGCATCTTGGGACCATTTTGAGCGTCGGAAATCGTTAACAATATGGTCGATTTCATCGGAAGTAAGAAACTTCTTGAAAGCGTGGTAGACTATTCCAGTGTAAGCTGGATTTTGATAATCTCTTGTAGCGATTGGTTTAGCGAAGTCGTGGTGATCGATAATGCGGATGTTCTGCATGTTTGTAGTAGTAAATTTTTATGTGCTTTAATAAACTGAAGTATGAGATCTTC